CTTCGCGCTTGCGCTCATTATGGTCTTCGCGTCGATGCTCGGCAGAGCAGAACCGGGCTGTGCCTTTGACTGTGTTCTTGCCGCATCGCTGGCAGTACCGGGCCATGTCGTGCTGTCCTTCCTTTGCTGGTGGAGCTGGAGGCCGAGGAGACCGTAACCGGCGATGTCCTGGTACGGCGATTCGCCGAAGGCGTCTTTGTCGGTGGCGATGCGCATCTGCTTGTCGAAGATGCGCACCAGTACAAGCGCGTCGTCGTAACGGTTGGCAGGGATGCCGCCGGGAAACAACAGCCGGAGGAAGTCGCCCGCCACAACGAAGCTGCTGCCGTAGGCCGCGTTCTTTTCTTCGACCAGCTTGCCGAGGTCGGTGCCGAGTTGCTGGAGTGTCTTCATTGTTTGCCCTCGAACTTCCAGTGAATGATGTGTCCCTCGAATGGCAGGCGTCCTTTCCAGAAAGCCATGAATGACCGCCTGCCGAGAAAGCCGTCGCGGCGTGCGAGCTGCTCGCATTCGTCATTGCTGAGCGCGATATCGTCGACGGTGATAACGCCATTCAGCGAGATGCGGATGTTCTCCACCTTCGTGCAGCAGACGCGCATCAGAAGCTTTGCGCCCTTCTGCCGCAGGCCGGTGTAGAGATGCAGCGTGTTGCCGGGAACATCGGGATGAGCACGTTCCGCGCGGATAGTGTGTCGCTTACGCCCGGCCAGGATGTCCGGGACGAAGCGCTTTTGGAAGTTATAGAGTCCCATTGTTCAACCTCTTCTTCGCTGCTTTCTTCCGCCGCCGCGCTGCGGCCTTCGCCGATTTCTGACGGCGGATGAATTGCTCGGTTGCCTTGGCGGGATCGGCCATGAATCGAGCGTGGCGCGCGGACAGGTTGTCCCAACGGCCCCATAGTTTGCATCGGTCCAAAATCTCCGACATGGTGTCGCGGTCGAACGATTCGCGGTAGATCGCCAGCCGCCACTGCAACTCGCCGACGGTGGCGACCAGGGCGGCACGGCTCATCTTCTCCAGGTCATATTCCCATTTGTCCTTTGGTCCATGGAAGCCGATCATGCCGTACCCTCCTGGCTCCTCTTTAGTACGAGACGATGATCTGCGTGATGGAGGCTCTTACAATTGCCCTTGCGACGGCAGACGACAGACTTGCAGAGGCGGCAGGTGACATACTCCGCCGACGATTTGAAGTGGCGCTGGCAGACTGCGCACTGCTTGCCGTCATACTTCGGGCCTTCGTAGATGTGCTTCGGCAGCGGTTCCGGGGCGGGCGACGCTTCGCCACGATGACGAGCGCGGAGATTCGCCGCGGCCTCGGAGACAAGCTCCTTCAGCACGGGATCGAGCTGGCGTTCGTGAGCGGCCTCGTGGATGGAGTTCATGCGCGATCCTTCCGATTGCGGCGCAGTCTCTTTGCCAGCTTGGTACGCGTTGCGTGTGCCCAGTCGCGCTCGACGCCGGAGCCGCTCACGCAGGCGGCTCCAACAGCCTGATGGCAGGATGGGCAGTCGACGGTTCGCGCCGTTGCCTCGGCCTCCGCCGCATTCCTCTCGGAGGCTGCCGAGCACTCGTCGCGGAGATCCTCGCCGGAGAGTCCCTGCCGCCAGACGGCTGTCGAGCCGTCGTCGTAGATGGCGACGATGGCGCGGGCGTTGCTGCTGGCGCGGAACGCCGCGAGGTACTTGCGGTGAGCTTCGAGCTTCTGCGGCGAGTTGGCCGGCACGGATGGCGCGTAGTCGTGACGTTTGGATTGCGGCTGATTGCTCTGGCGGTGCTCGTCGGCGCGCGGGCAGCTCGCCCAGTGCGGGCGAGTCTGCTCGTTGTCGCTGGCGGGCAGCGGATCGAACGGCATCTTTTTGCCGTTGTTGGTCTGCCACCATTCGATGGGCGCGCCACAGCTCTTGCACTTGGAGTCGCCGAGCTTTTTGTACGCGGCGCGAAGCATCTCAAAGCGGGTTGTGATGGGATCGCTCATCGCATCCACCAGATGGCCCAGGCGGCCATGATGACCGTCGCGGGGACGAGAACGATGATGGCGTAAGCGACCATGGTGAGCGGGTCACTCTGTCTACGCATTGGGGGTCTCCAGCGCGAGGCGCACCTGGTGCAGCATGTCCTCGCTGTTGTGCTCGGCGCGCATGACCTTGACGACGCGGAGCATGGTGATGGCCTGGTGAAACATCTGCTGCGATGCCTGGACCATCTCCTCGCGGTTGGTGCCGAGGAAATAGCCGCCGCCGCTGGCGTCGCGCGACGCTCCGATCTGGACGCGGAAGTTGAGCCGGAGATCCTGCACCAGGTCTTTGACGACGCGGGGCGTGAGCTTCATGCGCTCGCAGATCTCGCCGAGCGGCATGGCGCGCTCGACGCCGCGATGCGCCTTCAAAATTCCGAGCAGCATCTTCTGATCGGCGCTGGCAGGCCACTTGCACTCGCGATTCGAGAGCACCTCCTCCACGCGATCCATGACGCGGTCGGCGAAGGTGGCAAAGAGATCGTTGGGCACGGTTCCCTCCTTCTTTAGCTGCGCTCGGCAGTGAGGGCGACGGAGATGGCCAGCGCCTTCTCTTCGATGGGCAGCGAGGTCCAGATGCGGTCGAGCTGCGCGCCGGTGAGATCGAGCGAGACGGCGAACTCGGTTTCTTCCTCGATAACGATCTGAGGCTCAATTCGCGCGAGCGCGGACTTGGGCGATGTCTTCTTCTTTCGTCTGCCGCCGGGCTTGTGGCCGCGCGCAAAAAGCCAGTTGTTGTTCTCGCTCATGTCGGTGCCGCAACCGCAGGCGCATTTTCGCTTCTCCATGGGTGTCTCCAGGGGTGCTATTGGTTCAGGCTCGGCAGCCTTGACGGCGGCAGGTTGAGGTTGCGCGACGGCGACCATGGCTTTATGCTCGCCGGCGTCGCAGGGCCAGCAAAGAGGCGTACCGTCGCCGCAGATGAAGTCGGCGCTGCAGCAGCCACAGTCGGAGCACATCGTGCCGGAAGTTGGGGGCATTATGGTCATGGCTGAATCCAGAGATCGTTGCGGAGCTGGATGAAGCCGATGACGAGGACGGCGATGAGGGCGGGGGCGAAGAGCAGATACATGGCAGACTCCAGTGGTTCAAGGATGGTGGTGCGTTAGGGGTTGATGGTGGCGGCGTTCTTCTCGCGCTCTACGATGTACAGCTTCTCGAAGCCGTCGGCGAGAGCAGCGTTGCGGGCGGAGGAGTCCGTCATGGCCTTGGCTGCGGCTTCGGCATTCTCCACCCGCGACGCGGACGATTCGAGAATGAGCCACTTGGCATAGGGCAGGATCGCGACGACGAAGGGACGCGGGAGCGGCTCGCCCAAACGCGCGATGCCTGGATGATCGAACGGGCTTGAGAGATAAATCTTTGCGCCGCCGTCCGGCCGGTCATCGAGACGGCGGTAGAACAGCAGCTCGCGGATCGCGGCGACGGCGGACGTCAATGCGGTCGCAACCGCACTGTCCTCGTCGAATTGCTTTGCGAGGACGCTGCAGTCATCGGCGACGCCGATCAGCTCCTCATTGGTCTTCTCACAGATCTGCATGTGCAACCTCCTTGGTGAGGCCCGTGAAGGGCGATTTGTGCAGCTTTTGCATGTCGTCGAAGAACCGGTCGACGTGGGCCTGAAACTCCGAGACCTTCGATTCGGCCAGCGCGGCGGTCTCGTAGAGATAGCCTTCGAGGTCGGCCTCGAAGTAGATGGCCTTCTGCTCGGGCGGCAGGCTGGCCCACCAGGCGTCGAGCATGTCGGCGGTGATGCAGTGGACGTTGTGATCGTCGGAGATGATCGTGTAGATCGAGTCCTTCGACCGCGTGACGTGGAGCTGATCCATGCGATCGGTGAGTGCCTGGGCTACGCTTGCCACTAGCGGCCGCCTTTCTTGGCGCGGGGCTTCTTGGCGTCGGCGAGGCGATCGATCTTGAGCGAGGGAGACTTCGTCTTCACGTCGAAGCAACGGGCATAGAGCTGGGTCAATTTGTCAGCGAGGCGCTGTGGTAGCTGTGCGACGTGGAGCTGAGTAGCTGCGCCTTTGACAAGCTTGTATTTTGAGTGCGCGGTGAACATGCGCGAGAAGAGATCGCCCAGCTTGTTTGCGTCCATCGCGCCTTTGAGCTTGCCAACCTCAGAATCCTTGACGGTGACGGAGCTACCCGTCGTTACGGTGAGGACCGTGATCGCACCCTGGAGGCGCACGGATGATTCCGCGCCGGCCGGAACAAAACCGAATGTGTTGACGAGATCGATCAGTTCGAGCGAGGCGTTTTGATAGGCCTCATCTGCCAGCTCGGCTTTGTCGCGGACCTTCTCGAACGTCTCGACGAGCGCGTCGATCTCGCGCGGCGTCGGCGCGGAGCGCGGTTGTTGCAAGGCAGTGGATGTTGCCATGAGTTCTCCTTTAGCGGTAATCAGCGGTGCTGTTGAGTTCGTAGGCGAGCTGATCGGCGGTGAATTCCGGTCGCGGCTCGGGTGAGGGTGCAGGGTCGAAGGTGCGGGTGTGGAGGTAGCGCTCGACCAGGACAAGCGCCGAGAGCTGGCCGCAGGCGAAGGTGTCGCCGCGAAACTCGTTGTGGTATTCGGCGGGATCGGAGACGGGCGTCACCACGCAGCGGCCGCGCTCGTCGAGCCAGACCTCGAACCATCCGGCGTCGAAGTCCTCGGCCTTGCCGCAGGCGTAGCACCAGCGCTGTCCATTGGCGGCCATCACTTCACCGCCGCCGCGAACGCGCCAGAGGTAAAGGCGTGGACAAGGATGCAGGCGAAATAGAGAGCGAAGGCGACGACAACCCACTTCATCAGGCGATTGGCCGCGCGATCCATGCAGGTGAAGGCAGCGTTGGCCCGCTGCTCAAGCCTTTCGACGTGCGCGTCGTTGAGCGGCTCGATGATGACACGGCATTGGCGAAGCGTGATGCACTCGTCTTCGCCGCTCATCAGAGCGCCGTCGGTGACTTCATAGATTCCGGCTGTTTGCTTCACTGCACACCTCCCGCGACGGGTTGCGCCGCGCCTTCCTTGATGAATTCGAGCGAGCCGAAGAGCTTGCGGATGGAGAGGTACTGCCGCTTCTCGCGGCTGTAGCTGTCGAGAACCATGCAGCTCTTGAGCAGGCGCGCGACCTTGGTGTCGGTGAGCGCCACCGCGCCCAGCTCCTGCCGCACGATCTCTCGCGCCGCATCGTCGCCGATGCCGGGCAGCTCGATCGCCTGGGAGATGCGCGAGTTCCATTGCTCCAACTCGGCCGAGCGATGCGCGAAGAGGTTGCGGAGGTTGTGGCTGCCCAGCAGCAGGATGCCGAAGTGCGGCCGCTGGTCGTTCAATTCGCGCACGACTTCGAGGCAAGGGATGCTGAGATGTTGCGCCTCGTCGAACACGAAGATGGCGCGGCGGCCGCGCAGCGCGAAACGAAGCGCGGTAAGGTTGCGCTGCATCTGACCGGCAACCGGCAGCGCGGCGGCCTCCATCAGCTTGCGGATCAGCTCGGCCGGACGAATGTCCTGGCTGCAATAGACATAGAAGGCTCGCTTGGCGGTGAGGCCCACGGCGAAGTCCCGGCGGCGCTGCTCGGAGATGATGTGCTCGGCAGCGAACGTCTTCTGGCTGCCGGGGCCGCCGTAGATGCAGGCCATCTTGCCGCGCTCCTGGCAGAACTCGAACCACTTGCGCAGCGTGATGACGTTCTCCGTCTCGTAGACCTTGCCGCGCGGATCTTCGGCCATGCCCGGCGGGTACTTGTCCATGAAGTCGATGGCGATCTTCGTGAGCAGCCGGGTGCTGCGGGTGGTGCCCTCCTGATAGTTGCCCTGGAGGAAGCGGTCGAGCGTCTGGCCGCTGTAGCCCAGGTGAAACGCGAAGTGGTCGATGGTGAGCTGCGATTGAGCGAGATAGTCGCGGATGCGGGCGATTGCATCCTCATAGGCAGGCAGCTCGGCTTTGAGAAGATCCGCGCGGCGTTGCCCCTTTTTGTCGTGCAAGTTGGTCATGCTTCCTCCGAGAGAAACTCAGCAGCAATGTCGCCGATGTAGCGCGGCGACGCATCCGGGGTCTGCTCCGGTTTGGTAACCATCCGATGAACGATGGAATCGCCCACGGCGGCGGGCAGCAGCGCCCGCTCGTGGAGATGTTCGAGGTCGCTCTTGTGGCCCATCATGGCGACGTTCTCGTGGATCTGGCGCACGGTGCCGACCACCGCGTTGCGCAGGCGTCGGCGCTCCTGCATCGACGCCTTGATCGCGGGCTTGGCGTCGGCGGAGTGCGACTGCAATACCTCGGCCTCGACCTGGGCGATGGGGCGGCCATCGAGATCGGCAACCACCGCGCGCTCGGGATCGTGGGGGTCGTAGCAGACGAGCACGTCGGTGCGGTTGGCGAGATGCAGCGCGCCGCTCGATTGCGGGTCGGCGGCGACGTAGCGCCGCTTGTTGAGCGTAATGGCCGTGTGGGTGACCAGGCACTTGCGCGTCTCCCACAAGAGCTGCGAGAGGACGGCAGGATCTGAGGCGCGGCGCTCGGCCAGCGGGTACAGTGCGTCGAAGACCTGGTCGGGAGTCCGGTTGTCCATGCCCCGGCCGCCGTGATGATGACCGGCGTTGTAGTCCTCCTCGATCCAGACAGTGGCCATGCGGATAAAGTGACTGGCCGTCACCAGGGGCGACTCCGCGCCGCGATCCATCTTGAGCAGCTTGCGGTGATGCATCATGGCCAGCGTGGTCTGGTCAGGGCGAAGATAGGCGTTGCCCGTGGTGTAGTGCGGGAAGAGCGCGTCGAACTTCTGATGGACGATGCGGAAGGCCCGCTCGATGAGCTTGGACTGCGGGTGATACGGCATACAGAACTGCACCGCCACATCGAGCCGTTGCAGGACGCCGGTGCGTTCGAGCGACGTGTACTCCTGCTCGACCCACTCGCGCGCGACCGGACGCGCGCCCTTGGCTACCTTACGATAGTCTTTGCCGTTGTCGCAGTAGACGATGGCAGGCGGGCCATAACGCTCAATGCCGCGTCGCACCGCCGTGGTGATGACGCGGCTATTGCCCTCGGGTGCCCAGCAGTAGCCGACGAACTTGCGCGTTCGCATGTCGATGAACGCGGAGAAGCGAAGCCGCATCGGCGCATTCTCCGCGACGCCCTCGAAGCAATCGTTGCGGACCTCGACGTCGTGGATCATGTGGTCGGCGACCCAGATGTGATTGGCAGGGATGTCCTCGTAGCTGCGCTGGAGATAGGGCGTCATGCGCTCCGAGTAGGCGCGCTCACCCTTGCGGGCGAGAACGGCGATGGGCTTCGGCAGTGCCTCCAGATAGGTGCGGACGGTCTCGTAGCTGGGCAGGTCACAGACAGGTACGCCGTACAGCTCGTGCTCGCGAAGAAGATTGTCGTAGGCCCGCGCCACCGTTTGATAGGGCTTGAGGTAGACGCTGGCGACGAGCTGCGCGGCCCCGGGGTAGCGGGCGAAGAATCTGGACTGGCCTTTGTCCTTGCGGATGCCCCGCGCGAGTGCGTTGAAGCCACCCGTCGCGTATGCCTTTTTCCAGTTCCAGATGGTGCGGCCGGATATCTTTTTGCCGTTGACGCTGTGCGTCTCGGCCAGATAGGTGGCCAACAGATCGGCCGTGGTGACGGTGCGGCCGTCGGCGATGCGGAGCTGCGCGAAGCGGCGACGGCTGCCCGGATCGGCTGCATAGTCGAGGAGCGGCTGGATAATCGCCAAGCGTTCGCTTGCCTGGCGTTCGCTCTCCGGCGAGAGAGCGATACGCTCGGCCTGGACAACTACGGGGGCGGCAACCCCGGCAAAGAGGGGAGCCAGCGCATCCGCCTTGGATGCAGGTGCTGGCTCTACGCTCTTAGCCTGCTGGCTGTCCAGCTTGACGCGCGCCTCCAGAGGGAGGGAGGCTGCGCTATATTTCATGGTGCCGTCGATGATCTTTGACTCGATCTCACCGCGACGTCGGAAGAATGTGCGTCGGGATATTCCGGACACTTCGAGATATTCGGGGAGCGTGAGCCAGGAGGTCATAGCTGCACCTCCGCAAGTTCTCTTTCAGCTTTTAGCTTCGCGATATAGGAGCGTCCAATCGCCAGAACCTTTTGGTCTTCTGCGGAAATTAGGACGAGCCCTGCCATCTTTGCGCGCTCATAAAGTAACTCGTAATTTCCCGTTGCGACGCAAAACGCTACATCAAACTCAGCAGGCCAGCGGGAATCTTCCTTCGAGGCCGCTGTATAGGAGTTCAGCATCCGAACGGTTATCCGGACGGACAACAATTCAGACATTCTGTCCGCAATCTGTTCCCGCGACATCTCCGATGACCTAATAACCCGCACAAGGCATTGCCTTATGGAGACGCCGGCGTCGCTATACTCCTCGATCGTCATGCGCACCGTCGCATCGATCTCGCAATTTCGCGCTCTATGCGGTCAATTTCGATTGCAATGGCAGCGGAAACACGTTTTGATTTCTTACTTCCCGCCATCACTCGGCAAACGACCGAACGATTTATCTTGAGAGATTTAGCCACGCGCGACTGAAGCCCCACATAAAGGGAGTGCCTTAGGACGCCGACCGTGCTAGCCTTTTTGGGTGAAACTCTGTTGACCGTCACATCCCAAGGATGAATAGTGGCTAATCAAATGTCAAGAAAAAAGAATAGTGGCTATTCAAATACTTTGGATGTCAAGGACACGCTGAAGGCTCTTCGCCATCGCATGGGCGAAAGTCAGCGCGCATTTGCAAGGACGCTTGGAGTGACCCAGGGGGCTATTGCTCAATGGGAATCTGGCCTGACGTCACCGTCGTCAATGGCACTCATGTCAATTGCGAGAATCGACCCCAGCAATAAACGCTACTGGTATGAAAAAGCCGGTCAGTTCTATGCAGATGTGGAGCAGACGGTTGATGCCTATCGGGAGATGTTTGAAATCGACAAAGAGTCGAACCGAACGATTCTTCATTATGGAAAGATCGCAGGCGGCGAATTTCGCGCGGCTCCCGACCAGGCAATTGCAAAGCTCTCATTTCCTAACAAGTGGCTTCCAAGACCTGTCCAGCCGATCTCTTTTACTGTCGAAGGAGATAGCATGTCCCCGTTGATCGAATCGGGCTATATTGTCCTGATCGATAGGTATCAGACCGACCCCGCGAAGTTGGTGGATAGAATTATTGCCGCAAGCAATGGAGAGGGACTAACCGTCAAGTGGCTTAGAAAGATAGGAGAAAATTACTTTCTTATGCCGAACAATTCCATCCATCCAATTATTCCGTTTACCGAACATCATAAGATCATCGGTCGCGTTATCAAATGGATCGGGGAGCCACCTCCCGTAAAAAGAAAGTGACGAAAGATGCGAATCAAATATACGACGTTCATCCTAGTTTTGGCGTCCGTCTGCATGGCGCAGACAAAGCCGTCGTTGCAGGCCGAACCTGCGATTGATTGGAGCAAGCTGAATCCTCAAATGATAGAACTGGCGTTAGATCAGATCGACGCCTCTGATAGAGCGTCGGAAGTCCTAGACAGAGGGGAAATCGTTTATGCCCCGCGAGGAGACGAGGCAGACAAGATCGGCCAGAAAATGCGACGGCTTATGGAGAGTAGCGCCGATAAAGCCGTGTATGGCGATGTTATCGATTATGCATTTGCCGTGAAGAGTTGCCACATATTTTATGACGCAGAAAAGTGCGGAATTGAACATTTGGATATGCTTCGGCAAAAGGCATCTACTGATGTGAAAGCCGCAAGAGCAGCATATAAAGCTACGCAATCCAGTCCTAAATAGTTTTCGCCTTGTGTTCGCCTCCATTATCGAGCTACGCTCGATGACATGAACTCTCCTTTTGCGTGGCCCGGTGGTAAACGAAACCTGAAGAAGACGCTGCTGTCCTTGATCCCTGAACATGACATCTATGTCGAGGTCTTCGCCGGATCGGCGAAGCTGCTGTTTGCGAAGCCGCAGTCGCCTTGCGAGGTGATGAACGATATCAATGGCGACGTCACCAACTTCTTCCGCGTGGCGAAGCATCGACCGGCGGCGCTGGCCGAGCTGTTCGACCACGAGATCGTCCATGCGGAGCGCTTCCGCGACTTGCGAGGTGAAAGTTTTACGAGCGGGAAAAATTTCACGGCAGCCGACGACGAGCTGCAGCGCGCACTGCGCTTCGCGTACCTCGTCTGGTACAGCTACGGGGCGAAGGGCGAGCATTTCGCCAGCTCCAGCGCGAAGGCCCGCGTGGACGCGCCGAAGATGAAGCGCTCGCTCGACCGTGTGCGCGATCTGCTGGACGCGACCGCCGCGCGTCTGCGCAACGTGCTGATCGAGCAGCGGAGCTTCGAGGAGATTCTGGCGCGGTACGATTCGGCATCGACATGGTTCTATCTCGATCCGCCATACGTCCACTTCCAGGCGAACGGCCGCTACACGGCGCTGCCGGAAGAGCAGCGAGAGCAGCTCTTCGCGTTGCTGGCTGGATTGCAGGGCGGATTCCTGATGAGCTTCGACGATTGTGCGGAGGTCCGTGCGCTGGTGAAGCGTCACCGCTTCCAGCTCCGCCGCGTCGAGGTGGGCTATACGCTGGCCGGCTCAGCGAAGGATCGGCGCAAGGTCGGCGAGGTGCTGATAGCGAACCATAAGATGAAGCTGGCGGCGTGACGGCTACTGGACGAAGCTGGAGAACAAGTCTTCACAGTTGCGTTCGATGCTTGATCCGACTCCAAAGCCGGAGAGATAGGCCGTATCGCCGTTGAGCTGAAAGGTTAGCGTCTCGCTAATGCGCTTGCGAGTATTTCGGACGGCAATCTCCGAGCTGGTTTCGCGGAAGGAGAGATGGAGATCGGCTGCGGCAACGCCGCTAGGTGCGTAGTGGAGATAGATCTCGGTGGAAGGCGTGGGCTGGATGGTGAGGAGTGGGGCTCCGACCTCGCGGTTGAATTCCTCGACGGTGCGCTCGAACCAATCGCGCATCTGTTGCCAGGCAGAGGGCGCGAGAGCGCGAATGAGCTTGCGGCGCTCGACGAAGGCTTCATCTTTCCTGCGCTGTTCTTCCTGCTGTGCCTTTACCTTTGCGGCGATATCCGAAGCGAACGACATTCGATACCTGCTTTCCCGGCTGCCCGCGATCTCGATGTTTATACTCAGCCGCATCTTCTCTGTCTATCACAAGTTCGTCCAGCTCGGTGATACACTGCGCTCATGTACAAGGTTCATCGCGAGAACGAAAAGGTTCAAGTCATCGATTGGAGAGACCAGGTCGTCTACTCCGCCGCGAAAGATAGCCGCATCGTCTACGAGTCTGCGAAGGGACAATCGGAGGTCTTCACCGTAGGTGATATGAACGACGAGGATCTTCTCGCTGCGCTCTCGAAGGCGGTCAAACTCGATCTTTAGCCTGCATCGAACGGCTGATTTGAAGCCCTCTTCTCCACACGGAGAAGGGGGCTTTGATGCGTTTGGGGAATGATCGGCCAAGTCTGCGAAGGCAACGAGGGCGGCGCATCGTGGAGCGCTGCCCGCCCCATACTCTGCGTTCAGACCCCCAACGGTCGGGCAATCCCAATCCCCTTGAAAGGACTGCGGACAATCCCAGAGCGGGGCTGCGCGGACTAGACATCCGCGCAGCCTCAACCATTGAGGGGCGAAGGCGGATGCGTGGCGACAAGGCAGCAGATGGCATGGCTCAGAACGATGGTGGCCCCGGCTCAGATGACCGAGCGCAAGTATGGCGTTCTATCGTCTGTGACGCTGGCGCCAAGCGCGACGAGCTGTTGGCTGAGCAGGGCATCGACCTGGTTGGAATGAGCGGCAGCATCTCGAAGAGCGGCGTGAGCGCCACCTACTCCTTCGATGGCTCGAAGCTGCGGGTCGCGATCACCAAGAAACCATTCCTGGTCTCGGAGAAGTTCTGCGAACAAAGGCTTCGGGAGTGGTTGGCCACAAACTGATTTTTTGCACGAAGAAAGAGGACAGATGAAGACGAAGCGATTGATAACGGCGTGTGGTGTATTGGTGGCCGCAGTGATGGTGATGGCGGCTTCGGGCGGCTGCGGTTCGCGGCTGCATAAATCGAGCGTGGCTGCGGGCAGCATCGCGGCGAGCCTGCACACCGCAGCGACGGTGAACCATACCAACCAGCTTGAGACTGCCGAGGAGCGGGCGCAGATCGCCAACTACATCGCGCAGGCAGCGACGGCGAACGAGACGTTCGTCGGCGTGCTGCAGGCGGCCGAGAGCAACGGCGGTCAGATCGACACGGCAACGGCGCTTGCTGCCTTTGACAAGTTGACCCGGCAGATCGACCAGCTCAACGACCAGGGCATCCTGCACATCAAGAACGCGCAGGCCCAGGCTCACTTCGACCTCGTTATCAGCTCGATTCGCGCGCAGATCGCAACCATTGAGGTACTGCTCGGCCAGAACACATCGAAAAATCGCAAGCCGAGGCGGCATCCGTATGCTCCGCTGTTCGCCGCTGTGTTCACGCCTGCGGAGATCGAGGAGCTGATTGCGTTGGCGATCTCGGCCGGCTCGTTCCTGGTCCCGAAGCTGCTCAAGCTGCGTGGGCAGAGCGATGCGGAGATCCTCGCCGCGGCGTCCGAGGACAACAAAGCCGCTATTGCAATCGCGGAGTCGGATGGCGCGGAGAAACCGGACGGCGCAGAGTGAGGATCGTTACCTGCTCCAACTGCGCGAACCGGTGTAGCTACGGAACGACGCGAGTCTTCCATAAGCTCGTCTTCCACTTCTGTGCAGGCTGCTGGCGGCATCGCCTGGCGCAGTGCACGGCCTTCATGCGGCAAGCAGCCGGATCGGAGAAGCATGGCAACGTTGACACAGCAGCAGCTTGACGATCTCGACCACGCCTACGGCTACCACGCGCCGACGCCGGAGCAAGTCACGCAGTATCGCGCGATCAATGAGGCTGCAAAAGCCTTCGAACGTGTGGTGCTGGAGAGCTGTCCGGCGTCGGCGGATCGTACCTTCGCCTGCCGTCAGATTCGGGATGCGCGGATGACGGCGAACCGGTCCATCGCGCTGCACCGGGAGCCGCAGGCAAGTGGGCAGCGAGAAGCCAGAGCAGGTCGTAAATCTGGAGACTGCCGAGCCGCCTCTCGACGCCATGCAGCAGGCGAGCATTCTTGCAGAGCTTCGTCTGTGGCGTGAGTTGGCTGTCGATCAGGTTCTGGCGTGCTTCGGCAAAAACGCCCAGGACGCCCCAGGTCAATCCGAGGGGCACTGAGGGTCCAGAAATTCGTGGGAGAGGGTGGGAAGAATTTCCTGACGCGAATTTGAGGCATCGAGGGGGAGGGTTATGAGGTCGATTTGGGGTTGGATGGTCGGACGGAGGACTTACCTGCTCGCCGGGGTCATCATTCTGGCGCTCCTGGTCCTCGTCTTTCTGGGCAGGTTGACGCCCGATACCGGGGCCGCTCTTTTGACCTTCGCGGCAGGGATCTTCGCGGTCGCATTTCGCAGCGTTTTGCAGCGGCATCATGCCGAGGCGGTTGCCATCCTCCAGGGCGTCGCCCAGGCCGGAGCTGCCGCAGCCGCGCACAACGGCGCCGAGGTAGTCGCCATTGCGAAGACGACGGTGCCCGAGGGTATGAAGTTGGTCGAGGAAATAAAAGCGGAGAAAGAGGACTGATGCAATCGACACTCGGGCTAGCCACACCCGCTGCAACAACGCCGACGCCGACGAAGCGGCTGGCGAGCGTGACCCAGGGAATCCTCGTCGGCGGCTCGATGGCGGGCGGCGGCACGGCAGTCTTCGCGCTGATTGAGCTGATGCGTTCCGAGCCGGAGCGAGCGTTCGCGTTGCTACAGACATGGGGACCCGGATTTCTGCTGGCGCTGTTTGTGGCCTGGAGTATCAGCAGGATCATTACCCGCGCGCTCGATGTCGTCGAGCGTGTAGGCGATCGATTCGCCGGGTCGATGGAAAACGTCGCGATAGAGCAGCGCAGCCTCGCCGAGGCGGCGCATGCCCAGGCGATGGCCATGCAGACGATGGCCGACAAGGATGATCGCGAGAAACAGGAGATGCAGATCCTGGTCGGCGTGGTCAACAGCAAGGTCGAGCAGACGCTCGACGAACAAAAGCGGCAGAGCAGGACGTTGGAGCGGATCGAAGACGCTCTGAAGATCAACCGGCCCCTGAGTGAGAGTGAGCAATGAATAACTGGCACCCCGATATGAAGAAGCGATTTCGCGGCGAAGTTCTGCGCATGCTGGCCGTCCGTCATGGACAGCAGCAGTCGCGCATGGATGACGTCGCGCTGTGCCATGCTCTGCGCAGCCTCGCCTGGGAGGTCGACCTCAACGACGTCGTCACCATCCTGCAGGAGATGCAGGGCCGCAACTGGGTCAAGTTCCGCCAGCTTCGCAGCATCTACAACCGGCGCGTCGAGCTGTCGCAGATCGAGATCCTGCCGGACGGCCAGGATCTCTATGACCAGACCACACAAAATCCCGCTGTGGAGTTTTAGCCATGCCGAAGCCGCGCCCAAAGACCGGAGAGCGCCGCGAGACGCGGCAGCCGCTCAAGATCGATCGTCTGCCGCCGAGCGTGCATGACTCCATTCTGTTTCTGCGCAACGTGCGCGGCAAGACGTGGCAGGAGATCGAGGCGCTCTCGGCCGAGCCGGTAAAACTTGAAGACGGCAGCAAGGGCGACGGCTTTATCGACTGGCCCGCGCTCGATTTCAAAGTGCTCGAACTTTTCCCGGACATGCGGCTGCCGCACACGTCGCTGCACCGCTGGTACGATCTCCGCGTTGCCCAGGTGCAGCGTCAGGTGTTGGACTCCTCGATTCAGGCGCGGAAGATCGCCGAAGCGTTCGTCCGTGGTGGTGTTGAGGGCGATAAAGAGGGCGTCATCAATGCCGCGCGCGATCAACTGATGAGCGTCCTCAGCGAAGATGGCACGGTAAAAGGTCGCATGAATGCTGCGAAGGGTTTGATCGTGCTGGCGGAGATCATGCAATCCGCTCGTGCCAATGACATCAAGGAACGCAAGGTCCAGGCCGATGAGCGGAAGCTGAAGTTGCTTGAAGCGCGCGAAGCCCGCGCAATCCGGAAGCTCGCTGAAGAGACGGAGCGGCTCACAAAGAAGGCAGCGCGCAGGGAAATCACAGTCGAGGATATCAACCGCATCCGCGAGCGCACGTTCGGCCTGCCTCCCGTCGCAAAGGGAGCCTAAATGTCCACCGAGAAATTTATCGCGGCTGCAATCACGGCGGCGCTTACGGTTGGACAGGTCACGGCTCCAAAGCCGCCGCAACCTGTCGCTCCTCTTGTTGAGCCAGGCCCCGTCTCGATCGCACCTCCTCCTGTCCTTCCGCTTCGCCCGTACCAGCAGCGCTGGATCGACGACGACGCGCGATTCAAGATCGCGGTCAAGTCGGCGCGTATCGGATTCTCGTTTGCGACCGCGCTCGAAGCTGTGCTTGATTGCATGGAGCACAAAACGACCTGGACGATTCTGAGCGCCTCGAAGCCTCAGTCGGTCGAGTTCGTCCAGACCTGCGCCACGCTGATCGAGGTGATGCAGGGCACCGTCCAGCTTTATGAGGATGAGAGCTTCTACGACGAGCTGGGCGAGATCCAATCGATCCAGCAGCGCATTACCTTCCCGAACGGCTCGCGGATCATCGCGCTGCCTGCGAATCCCCGAACGGCTCGCGGTTATCCAGTAACGCGATTCTGGATGAATACGCTCACCACGATGAGAGCTATGCGATCTGGGCGGCAATCACAAGGCAGACCGCACTCGGCCACAAGGTACGTGTGCTCTCGACGCCCAATGGCGAGCAGGGTAAGTTCTACGATCTCTGCAAGGAGCTTGGTCTTGTCGATGGCGTCGCGCCCGAGAACAACTTCGGCATGGTCAAGGGCTGGTCGATCCATTGGATCGATGCGGACATGGCCATCGCCGATGGCTGCCCAATCAATATGGCGGAGATGCGCCAGCTCATCCAGGACGACGACATCGTCAACCAGGAGTTCTACTGCATCTTCCTCAAATCCAGCGGCGCGTGGCTACCGCTTGAGCTGATCCAGCAGGCGGAAGACGACGGCGCGACGATTCTTTATCCGAGTGGCTATCATCCGCGCGGCGACCTGTATGGCGGGATCGACGTCGGCCGTGTGCGCGATGCAACGATCTTCTGGCTGAAGGAAAAGATCGGCGATGTGTTGTGGACCAGAGCTGTCGTGGATCTTCACTCGATGACATTCCCCGAACAGGCGAAGCTGCTTGCACCGATGGTGCGGATGACGAAGAGAACAGCGATGGACTCCACCGGCATGGGCATCGCGCTCTTCGACATGTTCAACGACCCGAAGAACAGGGAGAACTATTGCCCTGGTCGCGTGATGGGCGTGAATTTCGCCGGATCGAGCCGCGTTCGCAATGAGGCGAAGGAGAAGAATCGCGCAACAAGCGCGCAATCCGATGGCTCCGTGAATATGAAGACGGATCTCGCTATCAAGATCAAGAGATCTCACGAGGGCGCGAAGGAGCGTATCCCCTATGATCTGCAGATCCGCACAGAGCTGCAGGCGATCAAACGAGTTCCCACAGCGAGCGGCGTCACCTTCGATGCGCCGCGTGTGGAGGTTGAGACTGCGGTCGCTGGCGGAACTGCCCGGAAGTCCTACGCCCACGCCGATCGCTTCTGGGCCCACGCCTTGGCAACCTATGCTGCGGACGACGGCTCCGTGATCTCCACCGACTTTACCGCGCCCCAGCAGCCATCTGCGTTCACCGGGTCGGGAGGATATCTGTAATGCCTGACATCGTCATATCGCTAAATAACGATCCAGCGCCGCGCGATGAGAGCCATGCAATCAGGGCCGCGATCACGCGGCAGACGCCGTTGGGCCACAAGGTGCTCGTGTTCTCGACACCCAGTGGTATGGACGGCAAGTTCTACGAGCTTTACATGGAGCACCATCGCAAGGATATGCCTAATGCCTGACATCAACGAGATCCTCGCACCACCACCCAACGATCCCGCGCCGCCGCTCCCTGAGAAGGGTGCGCTGGTCACACCGGAGATCCTGTTTCTCAATCAGTCGTCGACCTATCGGCTCGCCGCGGCCTTTGCCGGTGTCGCCAACCCCACCGTAGTCTGGCAACAGATGATCGACAACAGCCCGCAGTCGATCCTCTATTATCGCGAGCTTGAGGAGAAGGATGAGGACGTCGGCGATGCGATCGCCGAGATGAAGCTGTCGGTGCTCAAGCGGCAGATGCAGATCACGCCTGCCGATGAATCCGCTCTCGCGGTCGATGCCGCCAACTTCGTCGAGCAGCAGCTCGCTGCGCTGCCGGACTGGCGCAACTCCTTCGACGCGCTCCTGGACGCGCCCTTCTATGGCTACTCTGTCTCCGAGATGCTCTTCGACGCGAGCATGGGACAGGCATCGCTGCTGGATATCTGTGACCGTCCGCAGGAGCTGTTCTCGTTTGCGCCGTCAATCTATCCCCAGATCGGCCAGCTCCGGCTCAAGAAGTTCATCAGCAGCCCTGACGGCGAGCTGATGCCGGAAGCAAAATTCATCACCTTTACTAGCCGCAGCCGCGCTGGAAACCGCATGGGGCGCCCACTGCTCAGGTCGGTGTACTGGGCCAGTTGGTTCAAGCGCAATACGCAGCGCTTCTGGATGCGCCTGGCCGAACGCGGTCCTGGTACGGCAGTCGTCACCTATCCCGCTGGCTCGACAGATGACAAGAAGAAAGAGGCCCTAGCGGCTGCCGAGGCACTGATTAGCAATGTTGCTATGGCTGTGCCAGAAAACTTCCAGGTATTGCAGGATCTGCTCAAGGGTGCACGCACTGCAGATCCCGCGACCTATGAGCGGCTTTACTCCACGCTTGAATCGAAGATCTACCGCCGCATTGTCGGCTCGACGCTTACCAGCCACGGCAGCGATGGTGGCAAGGGAACGCAGGCGCTTGGCAACGTGCATGCGCAGACGAAAGAAGATCGCAGCGTGGAGTTGACGCTGCAGATCGACGCCGTGCTCAACCGCCAGCTTGTGCGGCCGCTGGTGATCTGGAACTTTGGGCCGGACTGTCCGATGCCGAAGCTCGCGCACGATGTGTCGAATAAGGAAGACCTGGGCGCTCGCGTTACGGTCGACGACACGCTGCAGAGCATGGGCCTGCCGATGACGAAGAAGTACGTCTACAACCGCTATGGCGTCGACGTACCGGAGGAAGACGACGAGCTGCTCGAACGTCCGGCTGCTCCGGTCCCATCCATCAGGACGCCGGCAGGCGCGCCGGACAGCCCGCAGTTCTCGGAAAAGCGCGAGCGGCAGGTCAAGCGCGAGATCGCGGCGTTCGACACGCTCTTCGCGCAGCTCAAGGATGAGGCGCGGGCCGAGTACCGCCAGCGGATTACGCAGATTGCCGAGGGCGCGGAGCGGGCGCATGTGAGGCCGGGATCATGAGCGTCAAACCTGAGAGCGGTTCATTCCGGCTGTTGGTCCATAACCTCCGCACGATGGATCAGGTTCCGAAGGTCGAGCACGAACGCCTAAACGCTATCGAAGTAGCGGCGAAGGCGCTCGTTGCAAATATCTATCGTGCCGGAGCATTCGGCATTCCCACTGTCGATCCTGCTGATCTCGCTGCACTAAAGAAGGCGCTGAAGCCATTGCGAAGGGGGCCGGGACAATGAGAGTGATTAGGCAGGGCGTTCTTCCGGAGACAACGTTATATCGCGCGACCTGCAAACATTGTGGATGCGAGATGGAGTTCACGCGTAAAGAGGCAGAGTACGTAAGTTCCGTCATGAACGAGTCGCTGCTCAAAGTGGCTTGTCCAACATGTCATAGAGAGGTCTGGACCGACCTCTAATGCCTAATCCCTCGCAGACCACCATCGGCGACCGGCTGGCTGAGTACCAGGCGGGCTTCAACATCCTCGGCCGTCTGACCGTCCTCCAGGGCGGCCGCGCCAAGACGGACAAGCCGCTGCGGCTGAACACCAGCTCGCGACTGGTCAGCTTCGCCGATGGACTCGATCTCACCGCGCGCCAGGCGTCGGTGTATTACGACTTCGATCTGCCGCCCACCGGCGCAATCGAGTATCTGCGCAACTTGACTCCCGTCACAAAGGATCTGTTCGACGGACTGACGCGGCAGTATCGCAACGACGCCTTCACTATCGCTGGTGTCAACGACCAGCGCATCATCGAGAAGGTGCGCGATGCGCTCGGCACTGTCGTCAATGAAGGCGGTACGCCTGGCGACTTCCGCAAGATCGTCAATTACATCACCAGCGAGGCCGGTGCCGATGCGCTCGACGCGTTCGAGATCGACACCGTCTTCAACACGAACGTGCAAAAGGCGTACTCTGCCGGCCGCTACGAGCAGATGACCGACGCCAGCGTGATGGAGGCTCTGCCGTTCTGGCAGTACTGGACGGTCGGCGATAATCGCGTGCGCCCGGAACACGAAGCCATCGACCTCTTCGTCGCGCGGGCGATTGACCCGGTGTGGCGGAAGATATACCCTCCAAGTGGATTCAACTGCCGCTGCTCGGTAGTGCCGATCACTGAGGCTGAAGCTCTCAGCATCGACAAAAACGCGGGCGACGACGGCTTGTTGAGGCTTCCGGTGCTGGTCAAAGACAACGTCCCGACTCCCGGCTTCAACACAATCCTCGCGGCAGCATAAGCATTTATCCGCGATTTGAACCCTCCCAACCTGCATTTTCAGCTCCATCGGCCAAGTCTGCGAAGGCAGCGTTAGCGGCGTAATGCGTATTGCTCGACGCGCTATATCGTCGCCTCTGTGAGCACTCTCAACGGTCAATGGCTGGACATCTTCCGCGCAGGCAACTATGGCGACAAGGGTATCTTCACGGTGCCGCAGCTCGCCGCGCTTGCCGCCAGCTACGATTTCGCAAAGCATGAAGCGCCCATCGTCGTTGGACATCCGAAGCTGGATGCGCCTGCATTCGGCTGGGTGAAGAAGCTGCGCGTGGATGGCGATGTTCTCCAGGCGTTGCCTGGGGAAGTCGACGCCGAGTTTGATGAGGCAATCAAGTCGGGCAAATTCAAAAAGCGTTCTGTGGCCTTCGGTCGTGAGGCCGATGGCACGTTGCAGTTGCGCCACCTGGGCTTTCTGGGCGCGATGCTGCCGCATGTCAAGGGGCTGCGCGATGCGCGGTTCGGCGACGACAACTATCAGGAAGTGGAATTCGCAGAGGGAGAAGAGATGGACGAACAGCAGGTACGGAAGACGGTCAAGGATTCGATCGCGGAGTTTTTCGCCAATCTCGGCGGGAAGAAGAATGAGAGCGTCATTAGCCAGGCTGAGATCGATGCAGCCGTGAAGCGCGCGACCGACGCGGTTGAGTCGAAGTTCGCGGACCAGCTCAAGACCGAGCGTGAGGCTCGCGTGGCGCTGGAGACTCAGCTCACCGATCACAAGAAGACTTTCAGCGACACCAGCGCGAGTGCTCGCGTGACGGCGCTGATCGGCGGCCTCAAGGCCAGCAAGCGCTGGATTCCGGCCTACGACAAGATGGGCGTTCCCGCCTTGTTCTCGTCGTTGGCGTCGGGCGCGGTGACTGAGGTCGAGTTCGGCGAGGGCGATGCGAAGAAGAAGGTGGACTCGGTCCAGCTCTTCGCGGACATCCTCAACGGCATCGGCCAGATCGTTCCCAAGGACGTCGCATTCTCTGGCACCAGCGAGACGAAGACGCCGAAGACGCCGGAGACCAATGGTGGCGCAGTCGATGTGGCCTCCGTGACCTTCAACGAGCAGGTCGAGGCCTACGCCAAGGAGCAGAAGATCGACTTCAACGATGCGTACCGCGAGCTGGTACGCCAGGGCAAGCGGCCGGAGTCGGGGTCGTCCTCGGCAGGCGCGGTCTAGATTTACCCAAAAAGAGTGGGGAGGCCAGGGCATCGGCCTCCTCCATGAACTTCAAAAATTCGCAGCATGGAAGGAACTCAGATGGCTCTTCGCAAGGTTGGCCCGGTCGGGCCGGTAAACATCAAGACCTATCTCGCCGAGTCGGCAGTTACGCGCGGCTATGGCGTCAAGGCTGGCACCAACGAGAGCGGCGCGACGGCGGTTGCTACCGCAGGCGCGCAGGGCATCGGCATTGCGGCCGAGACTACCGCGTCCGGCGATGCGCTCGCGGTCATCCGCCACGGCGATGCTTTTGCTATCGCGGGTGCGGCTGCCAATCCGGGCACGTATGCCAAGTTCAACGCGACCGGCCAGGTCATTGCGGTCACCAGGACGGCTGGCGGGGCGGAAGAAGTTATCGGACGCTTCGAGTCGAAACCTGCCGCCGCCGGCGACGAGTGCATCATCTTCGTCGATCCTTTCACCCTCACCACCCCTGCCGCCTAAGCGCGGCAGGAGCCTCAATTTCTGACCTCGGAGGTCATGCACAATGCGAGTCGTTCCCCCTCTCACCGGCCATCTTGACATGGCACTCTCCAATTTCACCAAGGGCTACCGCAACGCGCCGATGTTTCAGGATCGCGCCTTTCCCCGTCTGCCTGTGCTTCGTCGCACCGACGTTTACTGGGTTTATGGTAAGGAGAATCTGCAGGTCACTGAGCAGACGCTCCGCGCGTTCGGCACCCCGGCCGCTGAGACTCGCTTCACGATGTCGACCGAAAACTATAATGCGCATTCGAACGCGCTGAAGGCGAACATTGCTGATGAGGACCGCGACACCTATACGGTCGGCGATATGAACATGGACACCGTCGCAATGCTTCAGGATAAGAATCTGCTTGCGCGCGAGATACGTGTCAAGGCATTGATGACCACATCCGGGAATTATCCAGCGGATAACGTTCTCGCGCTGAGCAGCACGTCACAGTGGAGCGATGGCGCAAACAGTACGCCGCAGGAAGATGTTGCCGACGCGAAGACGCGTATTCGGCTCACCGGTCAGAGCGCCAACCTGTTTGCTGTAAGCGAAGATGTGTTCAATGTCTTGAGCGTACACCCGAAGCTGCAGGCTAAATTCACTTACAACGTTGTGACGGGGCCGCTGGATGAAGTCCAGCTTGCGAAAGTTCTCGGCGTCGCTGAGGTATTCGTCTGTCGCGCCATCACCAATGATGGCACTGCGACGAACGACTTTCTGTGGTCAAATTTCGCATGGCTCGGCTATGTGCCTCCGACCGTTGGAGCGCCCGGCTTGCTCGGCGGCATCGGCTCGGAGGGTCGCGTCGGTCCCAAGCAGCTCTGCTTCGGAAAGTCGTTCACCTGGACTTCGGCTCCCGGCACTATCGACGGCTATGGTGTTGTGATTGCGCGGCACCCGGATGCTACAGCAAAGTCAGATATCGTCGGAGTCGACTGGTACACCGACGAGAAGATCACCGGATCCGACTGCGGTTATCTGTGGACCACGCCCATCGCGACCAGCTAAGCCTCTCACCCGTACATCAACCTTGGCGGCGGGCGGAGATACTTCCGCCCGCTCCCTATAGCAAGCACCAGGAGAAAAAAACATGG